ATTTTTAGATTATTTACAGATTATGTTTTTGACAAGTATGAATAAGCCAACTTACAAATGGAATGGTGACAGGTCAAGAGGGTGTGAGATTCATGCATCCTCTGACAATACTTTTAAAATATATTTTTATACAGGTAACACATCCGAACCTGACAGTTGCATCCCAAGAGTAGCCTATGGGAGAAAGTTTGCAGATAGGATGGTTGATTATCATTTATGCAAGGGAGCAAGTTAATGCCTAGAAAAAAACCAACTACTGTGGGTATGGTAGTAGAAGATTACGTTAAGTCTTTATCCTATGACAAACTATCGGACAACACTCAAAGGGATTACACTTACTTTATCTCTATATGTTGTGGGGCTAGTCCACATGGCACAGATTTATATGATCACAAGGTCAGGACTTTGACTACACCTATGGTGCAAAAAGCCTATAACGAATGGGCTAAACGTGGTGTACCTACAGCTAATCACACTCGATCTGTTATGAGTAGAGTATTTAATTACGGAATAAAGGTAGGACTATGTATGCACAATCCATTTACTCATATCGAAAAGTTATCTCATAGGACTAGACAAGAGGTGTGGACACAAGAACAGATTAAGCAATTCCTGGATACTGCATACTCCAAGTTTGAGTGGAGATCAGTAGGACTTATAGTTCATATGGCATACACATGGTGTCAAAGACTAGGGGATATGACTAACTTAAAGTTTGATAACTATTCTTTTGAGGATCAAGTTTTAAAACTAGAACAGTCAAAACGTAGGGCAAGAGTTGAGTTACCTACACCTGACTCACTACATAAGATACTTGTGCAACAGCACAAAGACATGGGGTTTCAACCTTACATAGCACCTCGAATAGCATACGGAAAAATCCAGGAGAAACCTTACGACAAAGTTATCTTAGGTACTATAGCTAGGAACATTCGTAATAAGGCAGAACTACCTGACAACTTGTGGATTATGGACATGAGAAGGACAGGTACAACTGAAATGGTTGAGGCTAGTGTACCTTTGCCACAGATCATGTCAGTCACAGGTCATGCTAATGCTCAGTCTTTAAAACCTTATATGAAAAACACCTTGACATCTTCTTCAGAAGCCTATAGACTCCGTACTGCAACAGGCAAAGGTGATATACTGTGAACATACTCAGGTATGTAGAGGACTTAGACTTATCAGATGGACAAAGACATAGAGGTAAATGTCCTGAGTGTGGTAGGTCAAATACTTTTACAGCTACTAATCAAATGGGTAAGCTAGTATGGAACTGCTATGCAAATAGTTGCTCACTCTCAGGTGCTACAAACATACCAATGTCGGTGGATGAAATAAGGAAACGTATGAAAGAGTTTAAAATAAATACTGATGATAAGACTGTGAATGTTAAATTACCTGAAGTATTTTCTTTACCTGAATGGGTAAAACCTTACACACCTTATGACTCTGGCTTAGACAATTCACCTAAAGGAATTGTAGATAAATTTTGTGATATGTATGGACTATGGGCAGAAGATTTAGAATTACACTACGATATTAAAGAAGATCGAATTGTATTTCCTGTACAAGATGATGGCAAATTAGTAGATGCCGTAGGCAGAGCTATTGATGATAGTGTTATACCTAAATGGAAAAGGTATGGTACATATGCTGAAGGTTTTATTAGGGGTCAACATCAATTAGCTATTGTAGTTGAGGATGTCGTAAGTGCTTGTGTGATTGAGACTTTAGGAGCAACAGGTGTGGCTATATTAGGAACTACACTTAATGCAAATCATGTGCGAGCATTGAGAAGTTTTAAACGTGTGATAGTTGCACTTGATCCTGATGCAGCAACTAAAACTATTGCTTATACTAGAGTACTGAAAGCAAATGGAGTCAAGGCAGTAGCTTTGAAATTGCTTGATGATATTAAGTATAGGAGAGAAGAAGATATTTTATTCATAACAAATACAATAAAGGAATTTAATGGAACATTCACTACTAAAGAGTTTACTGTCTAAGGATTTTCATGAGGGTACTAGAAATCTTTGCACAAGTAATCTATTCACTAAGGATTTAAGAAAGATTAAACAGGTAGTTGATAATGCAATGTCTGATTATCAACGTGACCTACAGCTAGATGAGGTCAAAGGTTTATTCTTTACATCTAATCCAACACTAACTACATCTCAAAAGCAACAGTTCAATTTATATTTTAAGCAGATAGATAATGCATCAGCCGTAGGCATTGATGTAGCTACTGATCTGCTATCTAATTTAAACAGGCAATATGTGGGAGAGGTTGTAGCTAATCTAGGATTTCAATATGTCAATGGGGATCAGACAACACTTGAACCTTTGAAAAATATTATTGAGAGTTACCAAGATAATTTTATGCCATCTGTTAAGACAGACTTTGTAGACAATAGTGTTGAGGGTTTGATAGCTAGTGCTAGTAGTAATAACAAATGGCAGTTCAACATTCCCTCTTTGTTTCAGGGTGTCAATGGACTTGACAATGGTATGCTGTTTGTCATAGGTGCTAGATCAAATGTAGGTAAGTCTAGTTTCCATGCAACTCTTTGTGCTAGTCCAAATGGTTGGGCTAGTCAGGGTGCTAGGATTCTTATCCTATGCAATGAGGAAAAGCCTGAGAGAATAGCATCCAGATATATGACAGCCTGTACAGGTATGACTATGAAACAAATTATCAAGGACAAGAATGAGGCTCACAGATTGTATGATCCTGTCAAAGATAATTTAAAATTCTTAGATGCTACAGGTAAGCCTATGAGTTGGGCAGAGGCAGTAATAAAAAGTTACAAGCCTGACATAGTTGTCATGGATATTGGTAGTAAGTTTTCTGAAGAGGGGGCTAACACTAATAACCATGAAGCATTAAAAGCCAATGCAATTTATGCTAGGAATATAGGTAAGATGTATGGCTGTTTAGTTGTTTACTGCACTCAGTTATCGGCAGAGGCAGAGGGTAAGATTGTTTTATCCCAAGCTATGATTGAGGGTAGTAAAACAGGTCTAGCAGGAGAGTCGGATCTTATGATTCTTATTGCTAGGAATCCCCCTATGAACGATCAGACTGAAGACGATGGACTAAGGTATCTAAACATTGTCAAGAATAAAATATCAGGAGTTCATAGGATTGTTAATTGTGAGTTTGATTTTCATACAGGAGTATATTCATCATGAACTACATATCAGTATGTTCTGGAATAGAGGCGGCTACTGTAGCTTGGAATAAACTAGGGTGGAATCCTCTAGGTTTTTCTGAGGTAGATAAGTTTCCGTCTGCTGTTCTGCAACACCATTACCCAAACGTGCCTAACTTAGGTGACATGACTAACTACAAGGAGTGGAACATAAATGAATCAGTTGACCTTATTATCGGAGGAACACCATGCCAATCGTTCAGTATCTCAGGACTCAGGAAAGGACTTGAAGACCCAAGAGGAAACCTTGCCCTCACCTATATTGGATTACTTGACCACTTTAAACCCAAATATTTCATCTGGGAAAATGTCCCTGGAGTTTTGTCCTCTAACAAAGGAGAAGACTTTAGCTCCTTCATCAGGGCGATTCAAGAAATCAGGTATGGGTTCGCCTACAGAACTTTGGATGCTCAATACTTCGGAGTACCCCAAAGACGTAAAAGAGTCTTTGTTGTTGGATGTTCTTCAGGAGACTGGAGAAGTGCCGCAGAGATACTCTTTGAGTCCGAAAGCCTGTCGAGGGATACTGAGGAGAGCAGACAAAAGGGGAAAGATTCTACCAAAGAAACTAGAGGAAGCTCTACTACAGACAACAGGTGGCCTGCGAGAATAAGTAACACACTTGATGTAGCTTATCACGATAAGTTGGGATTAGAAGATCAACATATAAATGCCGACTGTCCTAAGTTTGTACCTGTTTCTATTCAAGGTAATCTAATCGGCAGAAGTGAGAAAGCTGGGCCAAATGGAGTGGGTGCATCTGAAGATAATACTATGTACACTTTAACTAAGACAGATGTTCATGCTGTTGTATATGAGGCTCATGCTAAAGATGCACGATACAGAGATACTGAGCAAACATCCCCTACCATGAAAGCAAGGTGGGAAAATATGACAGACACTCCTATTGTATATGAATCTCATCCTAATGATGTAACTGCTAGATGGGGTACAGGTGGCAACAATACACCTTTAGTAAATCAATCTGTAATTAGAAGACTGACACCTGTAGAGTGTGAAAGACTACAAGGGTTTCCATGTGGATATACTGAGATACCTTATAACAATAGACCTCATACACCTGACGGACACAGGTATAAAGCACTAGGCAATAGCATGGCTGTGCCTGTTATCAGATGGTTAGGTGAGAGAATAAATGGTATTGATGCTAGGAGCAAGGTAAGATATGTAGGTAGTGCTAATGCTTCAAGACAAAAGTTTGCCACAACAATGGGTACAAATTTAGGAGAAAAGAAACATGGAACTAGTACTTGATGTTGAAAATACAACAACAACTAAAAACAATAAGTTACACCTTGACCCATTCGAGAGGGGTAATTCTTTGGTTATGGTTGGTGTTCAGTCACTGGTTGCTAAACATCCATCCACTTATATTTTCGACCACATGGATACTACTAGAGATGATGATCTTATATCTAATAGGTTTGCTGTTCAGGATTATTTAGATAAGACAACATTACTTATAGGACACAACATATCCCACGATCTATTATGGTTGTGGGAGAGTGGGTTTAAATATGAGGGTAAAGTATTTGACACTATGTTAGCTGAGTATGTATTACAACGTGGCATAACTGATAGACTAGGGTTGGGTAAAGTTGCGGAAAGGTATGAATGTGAAACACAAAAAGAAGATACACTCAAAGACTATTTTAAAAGAGGATATAGTACAAGAGAAATTCCAAGACTCGAACTCGAAACCTACCTCCGACATGATATCGGTGCGACCAAGGAGGTATACGAGAAGATACAAAATAGATTGCAGGGAGTCGAGGATAAGGGTTTGTCTAAGACAATCGAAATAACTAATGAGGTATCTGTAGTCCTTGCTAGGATGTATCAATCAGGTTTTAAAATAGACAGGACTAAACTTAGTGAGGTACGAAAAGAGTTTGAGGAAGAGAAATTAGACTTAGAAAAGAAACTTAATAAGTACACTAGGTACTTGATGGGGGATACACCTGTCAATCTTGGTAGCCCTGAACAATTGTCATGGGTTTTATTTAGTAGGAAACCTATAGATAAAAAGAGATGGGCTGACACTATACAACCTAACTTACCTGTACCTGCATTTAAAAATTTAGTTAAGTTTAACTTTAAGACTTTGTATAAAACTAAAGCTGTTCAATGTCTTGTATGCAAAGGTAAAGGGTATGTATATAAGAAGAAGAAAGATGGTTCACCTTATAAGAAGCCATCTAAGTGTGGTGCTTGTCTAGGTGGTTTTAATTATCAAGAGTCTAAAGATATTGCAGGATTAAAATTCTCAGCACCATCTGTTAAGTGGGCATCAGCTAATGGGTTCTCTACATCTAAAGGTAACCTGGAAATACTAGAAAGAGTTGCATCTAATAAAGGTATGGAAGAGGCACAAGTATTTTTAGGACAACTAAAAAGATTATCTGCGATAACAAGTTATCTATCTAACTTTGTAGATGGTATTGAAAACTTTATAAAGGATGATGATAGGTTACATGTAAGACTTAATCAGCATATAACATCTACAGGTAGATTCTCAGGTGCTAATCCTAATATGCAGAACATGCCAAGGGGTTCAACCTTTCCTGTTAAGAAAGTATTTATCTCTAGGTTTAAGGGTGGCAAGATTATGGAAGCTGACTTTGCACAATTAGAATTTAGAGTGGCAGCTTTTCTAAGTCAAGACCCTACAGCTATTAAAGAAGTTACGGAAGGGTTTGATGTACATGCTTATACTGCCAAGGTTATTAGTGATGCAGGACAACCTACTACCAGGCAAGTAGCTAAAGCACATACGTTTGCACCTTTGTATGGAGCATCAGGTTATGGTAGGACTAAAGCTGAAGCTAGATACTATGAACATTTTTTAGAGAAATATCAAGGCATTGGTAAGTGGCATAAGAAACTAGCCACTCAAGCTGTTAGCTATGGCTACATAAAAACTCCAAGTGGTAGAGAGTTTTCTTTCCCTGATACAAAACGTAGAAGAGATGGAACAGTAACAAATTTTACACAGTTAAAAAATTATCCTGTACAATCGTTTGCCACAGCCGACATTGTTCCATTAGTTTTAGTTGAAATCTATAATAGATTAGACAAATTAAATAGTGTTGTGGTAAACTCAGTTCACGACTCTATAGTTATAGACATACATCCTGATGAAGTTACTCAGGTGCATGACATAATTAAAGATGTAGAAAAGAATTTAGTTAGTTTGTTAGAAACTAAATATGGCATAGACTTTAATGTGCCATTGTTGTTAGATGCAAAGATAGGTAACAATTGGTTAGAACAAATAGATATATAAACTTTAATAAGGAAACAAATATTATGACTGAATTAGTAAACTTAAAAGATACAAACAATTTTAATCAACTTGCTGAAGCTATGGGCATGGGTGCTGATATGGAGAAGAAAAAAGGTGGCTCTACATTAGCAAGATTAAAGATCAATCATACAGGAGTGATGGGGGAAACAACTGTCAAAGGTAAAGTTAAACGTGTAGAGGTAGTAGATGCTGGCTCTTATGTTTTACAGATGCCTGAAGACGATAGAAAAATATTTTCTACTACTGCTACTATTAGATTGTTTCAACAAAAATTTATGTATAAGAGATACATCACTCAAGATGATGGTAAGGGTATGTTCGTAAAAACAATCATGGCTAATGATTTAAAATCAGATCTTATAGATAATACAGGTGGTGCTAACTGTGGCAAGCCTAGTGGTTGGATAGAGGATTACAAGAGTTTACCTGATGAAACTAAAAATCTTTTAAAGTCTATCAAACGTGTGAGGGTTTTGTTTGGTGAGGTAACTATGCATAATCCTGTAGATGAATCAGGAAATGAGATAGACAAAGTAAAAGAAAGTTTTTCTAGTGTGCCTTTCATTTGGGAAGTAGATAATAGGGATGCATTTAAAACCTTTGCTGCTCCTATCGCACAGATGGCTAAGAAGAATCACTTACTACCTCAACATGATATTGATATAGAAACTGAAGAGAAGACTATTCCTACAGGGGCTAAGTATTATCTGCCAACAGTTAAACTAGCTCCAGTTGAACTAGATCTTAAAGAAGAAGATGAGGTAACTTTTACAAACTTTAATGAGTGGATTAAGAACTACAATACATATATTAGAACTGCTCATACAGATGCACTTAAAAATAAAAGTGATACTGAAACTAAGGAAGTAGTAGATGAGTTTGTGGATATAGAAGAAGCAGCTTAATGAATCACCCTGCCGAAATAAAGATACACAAATATCTTAGTGGTCTTAAATCAGAAGACTC